CCGTCTCTCCCGACTGTTGAAAACGGTATAAACAATGTGGCTGCATCCGCATCGGTCAGCACGCTCTTGTTGATATTCGTCCGCTTCGACAGATCAAGGAAGACCGGATCAAGGATTGTGACATTGTAAATCAGCTCTTCAGCGCTGTTTTCAGATACGTTGATTAATGTGACTATGTGTGGCGTGTACATGGAATCCCCCTATACATAAGCCCTGTCCATGCAAGGTATTGTGCCGCAATCGAATATAGACCACTTTCGGCTTCTTTCGCGACATCTGCACCGCTCCTGAATGTCTGTGAGTGTGCGCCAACAGTTTCAGACGCAAGAAAGCCGCCATTTTCGGCATACTCTGTCAAGACGCTTTTTTTGCTTTCTTCTATCGTCTGATACTGTTCCGCAAGTGCACATTCAGCCATATAGACTTTCTTCACCAAGCTTTCATCAAGCTCACTCACGTCATCAGCAAGATACGGTGTAACTTTGTCGCGCGTTAAGTATTCAAGATAATTATCAGCTTTTACAACATACCGGGGGAAATCCTCTTCAGAAAGGATATCCCCACAGTATGTGTTTTGATAGAATTCGTATGAAGCGGACATAACCGCCGCCCCCTTTCTTCTATCAAGCTTCGATCTGCACGCCCTTCAGGACAGCAGCCTTGAGAGTGTTCTTCAGAACTACACCAGCAACAAGCTCAACTTCGCCAGTCTTCACCGCACCGGGTGCAGTCAGGTCAGGCATATAGGTGTTGATCATGCTGCCGCCAGCGGGGCTGATAGCATGGAAGCCGTCAAGACCGAGGGAAACCGCATAGATATCGGATTTCTTGCTTGCCGTTGCAACAACATCAACGCTTGCATTGCCGTTGTAGTATTTGCCAAGGTCAACCATCGGGATATCAGCAAAGGTTTCAACCACTCTGCCGAATTCGTCACGCGAATGCGCCCAGTAACCGGCACGGCGGCCAATGGAACGGAGCTTCAGCAGCATTGCCTTGTTCATCATCAGCATATCAACGTCGCCGGCAACAGCTGCAATAAGTGCATCCACTTCATCCAGCATAGCGTTTTTATTTGCTTCCATGTTGGCTTCAGAACCAATGTTGATGGAAGTGGTGAATTCGTTGCTTGTGCCGGCAAGCAGCTTCTTCAGACCATCGAACGTGTTCACAATATAACCGGAGCCGGTTGCGTCCTTCGTGCCGTTGATAACGAGGTTGTGGAATTCATTACGCACGGCCTTGACCTTCTCACGGGTCTGGAATTCCAGCTCATCGATTGCGCCGCTGGTGTTCTGAATCACGCGGTCAACCTGAAAAGAACCGCCCATGATAATTGCTTTTGCGGTCTTCTCAACGCGGGCAGCTTCTCCGGGGGTGTATTCGGTGTTGATCTCACGGACACCAGCCATAGAGGGGCTCTGCAGCTGGATATAACCATAAGAGAGAGTGCTACCGCCCGTTCCCGGGGAAATAGTATCATCAAAAGTCAGACGGTCAAGCAGAAGGCTTTCCCGCTGAAACATATCAATTACAGACTGAACAACTTTGTCAGCCATGCCAACTTTGGCTTGCTCAAGGGTTACAGGCATTTATATATCCTCCTAAATTAATTTTCGGAGTATATCTCCCTCAATGCCGAGCCAAGGGAATAATCGGGCTTACCGCCACCGCCGCTTTCGTTCACACCGGATTTCGCACCGGAGTCAACCACTTTGGCTTTCTTCTCACCGCCGCCCTTGCTGGTGTCCTTCCCAGTAGACACAAGAGGTTTAAAATCGCCATCAACCAGCGCATCAAGGTCTTTTGTGTCCTTGATCTTATCCCCGTCAAGCTCAATGCTATCAAGTGATACTCCACGCATTGCAATCGCAAGATTGCCGTCCTTAATGTTTTTGCCCTCAAAATAAGCCTTCAAAGCGGATTCCTTTGCGCTCTTCGACTTTTCAGCAGCAATGCTTGTTTTGAGTGCATCATGTTCTTTCTTTTCGGATTCATACTTTCCTTTGTAATCCTCCGCTTTCAGGTCATCCAATTCCTTCTGAATAACCGGGAGCTGTTCAGCGTCCTTCTTTGCCGCGTCAATCTCTGTCTGCATACGGCTTGTTACGGCTGTATGTTCGTCAATGATTGCAGATACAGCAGCTTCGGGAACACCGAGAGCTTCTAAAAATTTTCTTGTGAGTGCCATTACACTTTCCTTTCCTTCGGGCGCTATCCTTCGCGCCAGTGTATTTGTTTATAAATATCGGCAGTCCTTCGCCGTATTTACCGCTTTTCAGCCCGCAACAGCAACCATGCCAACCACTTTCCCGTTATTCCCGGAAAATATCACGTTGTGCATAGCGTTCATTGCTTCGTTCGACAGGGTTACGCCTGACTTTTCTTCTGCTTCCGCAAGATCCACATAACCGGCAACAATAATGTCTGCTGTTCCGCTCCACGGTTCATTCTCCGTGCGCATCAGCAGCCCGCGTGCCTGACCGTCATTATGGATTCTTCCGTCCGCTCCAATCGGAGTGCCAGCCGGGATCTCATCCACGGCAATGTTGTCCCAATCCAGTACAACCGTTTCGATTTTCCCGGTTGAATTGACCAATACGCTTACCATTGATCCCCCTCCTTTCTCAAGTATATGTGCGTCCCACTTGCTTTGGATTACCGGAGAGCTTTGAAAACTCTGTATAATCAGCAAATAAGCGCCTGACACGGGCATTCAATGCTTTGTATTCGTCCGTGTTTTTATCATAGCCGTCCCGTTGCCGCTTCACTTTGCGAATCGTCCGCTCTATCTGCCGCATCTTCTGTGTAGCTTCATAGGCGTTGTACTCGCGCCCTTGATACTTGAACGGGGGCGGGTCTATGTTCTTTAGATCTTCATCCGTGTATGTTCTTTCGGATATCCCTTCAAACCACGGATAATGCAAGTGCCGGCAGTTCGCACCTTCCAGCCCGTCTACCTGTCCCAGCCCGCACACGGCATACACTGACGGGTATTTATCGCCCGCCCTCTTGCTGTACACCTTGCCTTGCCAGTCTTTGTGGCTTGCCCACGGTATGCCGGCACGCTTCACATCACGTGCGCCCCTGTGTGCTGTTATCTCAACATACGGGGTGTCTGTCTGTTCCATCAATGCATCGGAGTATTTCCCTGATATCTGTGTGATACCTGTGAATACTGCCCGCCTTACAGCCACATCAACATGATCTGACCGCACGCGGTATTTCCCACTCGCATCTATGCGCTCATACGTGACTGCACGTATGCCGCTTTCTGTCAGCTCATTAATTGCGCTCTGAATCGCGTTTCCGTAGCTTTCGCCACCGGACAACACTTTTATTGATGCATCATCCAAAACACGCTGATACGCGCTTGCAAGCGGCATAAAGATTGTCTGACCGTTTACCCGGAGCGAAAACCCCAGTGAGCGGGTTATATTGGTAAGCTCCCCTTTTGTCTGACGGGTGATTGCGTCAATCTCAGCTTTCATTGCTGCGCTGTCGAATGTGTCAGCCACTATGTCGGCCTTGCTGATCACATAATCAAAATACCGCTGATTTCTATCAACGGCATCTTGCATCACCTTATCAAATTCTTTATCCGTCATCCCGGTGAACTTCTTGATATAGTCCTCTATATCTTTCAGGGAATAACCCCGGCGCTGCAGCATCCGTATCTTATCAATTGCCGTCTGCTGCGCACCGTCTGCATCAATGAATCGCTGTGCTATGTCTTTGAGAATGTATTCTTCCAGCGCCAAATAAAGCCGCTGCAGCTCTTTAGGCTGCTTCTGAATGTACTCCGGTGTTATCGGGTATTTCATTCTTCATCATCTTCCTCCGGGGGAATGGTTTCTTCCAGCATGTCCTCCATCTTTGGTAGATTTGCTTTCGCCGTTTCTTCATCCTCATTCAGCCATTTCATGCGCACCTCATAAGGATTGATAATGCCGGCAGAAAGCAGCTGCAAATCTCTTGAAAAGTCTGTGGCTTCATCCTCAATGATGGAATCATCAAAGTCTATGCTTATCTCCACATCCTCTTTCAGGGATTGCCCCATGAATGTATTACCCAGCCGCAAGACAATCTGCACAAGCTCTTTCAGCACTTCTTCAAGCACAATCTCATGCTTTTTGATGGTTCTGAACATGTCGCTATTCGCGCTGATTACCTGTGTCGCTGTGG